TAGTGCTACTCTTAGAGGCAATGATGCTGGAGACGGGTGGGAGCAGAATACTTCCCTGAAAAGCACCAGCGGTGGCGTTGTTACGTTGACGGGCGCGAGTGCAGGAATCAGCATCGACCGTGGCGGCACCGAGTCTGCTTCTGTCTACGCTGACGACATTGTCGTGCGTAAAGTCGATGGTACTGGCGAAGATGTCGGCATCTCTCTGCTAACCGATGCCGGAACAGATGCCTATGGCTATCTTAACTTCGGCAGTGGGACGGTTGAGAACAATAGCTGGATCCGTGCCAAAGACACCTATATGGATCTTCGTGTAGACGAGACCACTTGGATTTCCTCAACCAGCACTCTTTCTGTCCTGAAGCTCGATACAAGGCTCGAGGACAACATGCATTTTGCTTTCGGGACCGGCGAGGATATCAAGTTCGAGTACGACGAGGCCACGGACGACCGTCTTGAGATTCACGATGGTACCAATCCGCCGTTCCTTACCATCAAAGACAACGGAGCTACTGCCCTCTTCTCAATCAGCGGAGCCTTCGTTGACGATAACGAGATGAAGTTCGGCACCGATGGCGATGCCACCATCGAATACGACGAGAACGGCACTAACCAGCTCCGAATCGACGGTGCTACGATTTTCGAGGACGTGGTTGAGTTCGATTCTGCCGTCGATGCGGATGCGGGCGTTCTGATTCCAGATGACCAAAAGCTCATCCTTGGCAACGGAAGTGATTTCCAGATTTTCGTAGACTCAACGTCGAGTGACAACTTTGTCATCAGCAACGGCTCTGGGGTGCTAGGCACGATTGCTGCCTCTGCCGGGCCAGCGGGCGACCTGTCCATGACTGGTTCGGTGTCGGCGACCACTACCCTGTCTGCCGGGACAAATGTTATCGTCGGCGAGAAGCTCATCCTCGGCGACAATGACACGCTTGAGTTCGGGGACGATACTGATGCCACCATCCAGTTCGATGCTGATGGCGACAGCGACCTCCAGATCACTGGCGCAACCAGCTTCGACAACACGGTGGGCATCACGCAGCTTCTCACGGCGACCGGCGGGATGGCGATTCCCGGCTCCAGCAATATCGCTTTTGAGGACACTGGCTCCTTCTCCATTACCGATGGCACTAACGCAATGCTGACCATCGAAGACGATGGTTCTATTGGCAGGCTGGTTCTTACGGGAACTGACATTGAGCTCACCACTGCCGGAGTCATTTTTGAGGATGGCGATGAAAACTCGCTTCTGACGCTGTATGATGGAGGCTCTACAGGTGATGTCGGGATCACTGGCGATCTCACTGTTGGCGGGCAGGTTATCAGCCCAATCGGCACGTTTGGTGCTAGCGATAGCACCCCCAGTGTTGCAGGGGGCAATATCTTCAAGGCCGATGCGACTGGTGCCGTTACGCTCTCAAATCTAGACGATGCTACTGAGGGACAGGTTATCACGCTTGTCGGAATGCACAGTACCAATACGCTGACAGTAACCGATGGCGCGACATTTTACCTCGGCGCAACTCGGGTGCTTGGCTCGCAGGATACGCTGACCCTTCTCTGCATCGACACGGACCCGGCAAATTTGTTTGTTGAGTTATCTTACGCGAACAACTAAGGAGCTTTAGAGATGCAAATTCCAGCCGGATGGTCCACTTGGACCGATCAAGAGCGACTCGCATACGCTGACGAGATCATCAACTACGGTCAGCGGCTTGCTTCAGTGGGCAGTTCTATCAGAGCGAGTGTAGAAAAAGCCCAAGAGACCATCGCCAACATGGAAAACATCGGGCTCGAGCTAACAGCCCAGCAAATCTTGCAGATCCGAAACAAATTCGTTGCCGAGAACGCAGCCGCCTATCTGGCGCTCCCGGATAGTATTCCGATTCCTGGAGCCTAGTATGACAGCAGGCGGTAACATGCGCGATAGTAGCACATGGCAGGTAGTAACTCGAATCCTCTCGGTCGTATCAAGCGCACTCGTAACGATAACGACCGCGATGATCATCTGGATCCTATCAACCATGTGGACCATTCAGACTGAAGTCCAGCGAGTCGATAGCCGGGTTAGCGTCATAGAGGCTAATAGGTTCACAGCCGGAGACGGCGTCGATTTACTAAAGCAGTTCAACGCAGCAATCATGGATATTAACGTTCGCCTAAGCGAGATTCCGCATATCAAGGAAAAGCTGGAAGAGATCAGTCGGCAGTTGGTGCCGTGAGTATGATGCTTTCAATTTGAAAGAATGATAGTTTAGGATCCACCTGATGTTCGATGAAGCCCTTACAGATAGCCTAGCGAAAGCCTCTGTTAGCACAGAAGCGTTCGTTAAGCTGTTCTTTCCTCCAGAGGAAACGGATAAGTATGAGATTCCGTTCAGCTGGCTTCATCGAGAAATCTTAACGTTGCTTGATGATCCTGAGAAGCAGAAGGTCGGAGTCCTAGCGCCTCGTGGTATCGGCAAGACCAGCATGTTTCATGCCTTCATCATGCGACTGATTTGCTTTCGCAAAGTTCGTTATGTTATGTATGTGAGCACGAGTGCTACGCATGCAGAACAACAGACTGAAAACATAAAAGAGCTATTCCAGGCCAACCAGCTAATCAAAAACGTCTTCGGAAGTCCTAAGATCAGTGACTATAAAGACGGAGACGCTATCGTAGATGATAGTTTTGCTAAGAAAAGCTGGATCGCCTACGGCAACACAATCGTGGTTCCTAGAGGTAGCGGGCAGCAGGTTCGTGGTGCTCTATGGCGTGGGCATAGGCCTGATCTGATTGTGATCGATGACCTCGAGGATGATGAGCTTATCCAGAACGAACTTAACCGAGAGAAACAGCTAGAGTGGTTCCTAGGCTCTCTTATCAAGTGCGTGAACAGGAAGAAGCCTTATAAAATAGGTTATATCGATACCCTGAAGCATGAGGATGCTCTCCCGATGCATCTTTATGGACTTCCAGACTGGACTTGGAAACGCTATAGTATCTGTGATGACAAATATAGATCCCATGTGCCTGACTTTATGACAGACGAACAGATAGAACTGGAAGTCAAGAGCTATACCGAAGCTGGTAAGCTGGATACGTTCTACCGAGAGATGATGAACATCCCGATCGCTCCTGGAACAGCATCATTCCAGAGTCGCTTTTTTAAGTATTTTCAGGAGCAGGATCTAGTCTACTTTAAGCATCCTCTAGAAAGCATTATCATCGTAGACCCTGCTAAAAGCGTAACGCCGCAGAGTGACTTCAGTGCAATCATAGGTGTTAGTGTTGATCTGGAGAACAGAAACATCTACGTTCGGGATATCTTCAACGAGCGTGTTTATCCAGATCAGCTATATAAAGCATGCCTAGAGATGGCACGTCGCTTAGGAGCTCGGACAATAGGTCTAGAGGTGACTAGCCTGAACGAGTTCATAACGTTCCCGTTCTATCAGTTCCTCGTGGATCAGGGTGCGATTGATATCGAAGTCGTTGAGTTAAAGCCACGACAGAAAAAAGAAGACAGAATACGCACCCTGATCCCTTTATATAGAACAGGCCTGATCAGTCATAATAAGACGTGTTCTAATGTGCTGGAGCAGCAGTTGCTAACGTTCCCTCGCAGTGCCCACGATGACGTAATGGACGCTCTTGCTTATATCGCTGAGATGTTCCAGGAAGGCGGTCGATACTTCCATCCACCTGAACTTGATGAGAAACAGGTGGAACTAGAATATCCCAACGATGACGAAGATCCTATAGAGTTAGAAGCATACGCTACCTGGAGCTACGCATAATGGCATATAGCGCAAAAGGCGCTCCTTGGAACGGAGAAAGTCAGGGTTGGATGGAGAAAAACCTTGGCTACGACTATCCTGACGGGCGAGACTGGAAACCTAACAGTGATTTGCATCGTAAGGTGGTCTCGTATGTTATGGAAAAAGCCACAGGGAGTGCTAACTTCATGTCTCGAAGGCATGATGCTTGGCAGAAGATTGACAGAAGCCTTACGAGCTATGTTACCCTAGACGACGCCGAGAAGATTGTTAAGAAGAATGACTCGAGAAAGCCAGTCAGCGTCGTTGTTCCTATTAGCTATGCTATTCTAGAAGCCACGCTAACATATCTAGCCGGAGCGTTCTTTGATAAGATGTTCGATCATCTGGATGGCAAGGGTCCAGAAGATGTGGTCGGCACGCTCTTGCTTAAGGAGGATCTAAAACAGCAGTTTATCCGTGCTCAGGGCGAATTATTCTTTCATACACAGTGGCGGGATTCCCTCGCATACGGTCTGGGCGCTATGGGGCTTAGCTGGCATACTGAATACGGCAACCAGATGGTAGCTAAGCCCGACGGCTATTATGATGAGATGGGAAACATGATCTATACTGGTGCCTTTAGCTCCATGGAAGAGCGAGAGGTGCTTTGGGAAGGACATAGGTTCGAGAACATCGATCCTTATTTCTTCCTTCCTGATCCTAACACCCCTGTGCATAAGTATCAGGATGGTGAGTTCATCGGATGGCTTGTTCGTGATAATAAGAATAGGCTGCTTAGTGCTGAACGAGCCGGTGACGATATGTTTAATGCTCGTTATCTCAAGTACTGCAAAGGCTATAGTAGCATAGCTGGTAAGTCAGATGCTCGTACAGAACGCTACAGCAGCGACGGCGATGAAGAACACCTCGACCTGACTGGCGTAACAGACGTCATCTATATGTATGCTAATATCGTTCCGAGCGAACTTGGTCTTGGCGATAGTGAGTATCCTGAAAAATGGATGTTCGCCGTAGCTAATGATAGACTCGTGCTGCAGGCACAGCCCCTTAATCTAAATCATAACATGTATCCTGTGACCGTATGCGCTCCTAAGTTCGACGGCTACAGCATGGCTCCTATCTCTATGCTAGAGATGCTTTATCCGATGCAGGAGCTTACTGACTGGTATCTCTCTAGCCATGTTGCTAACGTCAGAAAGACGATGAATGACATCCTCGTATGTGATCCTTTCAAAATCAACATGAAGGATGTTCTTAATAGGGCTGGCAAAGCAGGCGGTATCATCAGAACGAGAAGGGCAAACTGGGGAACTTCTCTCAAAGATGCCATCATGCAGCTTCCTGTCGCTGACGTCACTCGTGGCCACGTTGCTGACATGGGCTATGTCATAGGCATCATGGAGCGAATCAGCGGAGCCAGCAACAGTCTTCAGGGTATCTTTGACGAGAACGCTCCTGAGCGTAGAACCAAAGCTGAGTTCCAGGGTGTCACCCAGAACGCACGCTCTCGAATGGAGCTAAACGCCAACCTAATCTTCGCTATGTCTATCCGTCCTACGATAGATCTGATGGCTGCTCAGACCATCCAGCTTAGGTCGATGGACAGCTGGACTAAGATTAGTGGCGACTGGCCTATGCAGTTGATGATGGAATATCAGCAGCAAGAAGGACGTGTATTCACGAGGCCTCAAGACCTAAACGTCAAATATGATATCGCTAGTAGCGGTGCTCATATCAGTGGGGCTGAAGACACTCAGCTCATGATGAACTTGCTTCAGCTAGCAGCAGGGATCCCACAGATCGCCGTTCAACATGATCTAGGAAAGATGTTCAGGTCAGTAGCACGTAGAGCTGGCGAAAAGAACATAGATAGCTATATCATGGCACAGCCAGTACTTATGCCCGATCAGCAGGTGCAACAGCAGGCCGAAGCTGGGAACCTTGTACCAACTCAGGAGGCAGGTAATGTCTGACATCTTCTCTCCAGACTATAGGCCAAGTGCAACTATAGACGAGCTTAGAGCGTTCATAGGTTCTCCTATTCACGTAGATTTCGTGGATTTTGCAGAGGGGAAGCTGGAACAGGCTAGGCTGGAGCTAGAAGATGCTATTCCGGAACGCGCTTCTGATATCCTGAGGGGCGCGATAGAGGTGCATAGAATCTATAGGGAGTTCTTCGAGCAGGCACTCGAGGAACAAATCGAAGTGGCTGCAACCGAGGAACCAACCGATGAGTGATGAGTTCAAAGAAGAGCGAGAGATGGATCTAGATGATGCTACTGATCAGCTGTTTCAGCAGTTCATAGAGTCAGAACTTCCGCCTAGGGCTCGGATTTCTGAAGAAGAGGCCTCAGTCAAGGAAGAAGAGGTCGTTTCTGAAGAAGAGGAGTTCGAAGGCGAACAGGAAAGTGCTG